TGTGTCTATGGTGAAGGTGTGAACCTTCGTGATATCCAAACGAAGTCGATCAGTATTGATAGTGGCAACACGGTATCTGTCAATCTTGATGCGAACAGTGCTGGTGGTTCTACGGGAGCTAACGTCACAGACCGTGACATTAGCATGACGGTGCAAGTCGATAACACGTTGTCGACTATGGATTGGGAAAGTTTGCGTGATGCTGGAACGGCTGTTCGCGTCGGTTTCCTTCTTGGCACTACTGCTGGCAACATCATGAGTGTCGTTGCGCCGAATGTGCAAGTCAGTGAAGTCTCGATTGGAGATGCCGAAGGTGTTAGCGTTATGGATGTCACGTTGCGACCGCGTCGTGTTCTCGACGCTGGCGACGATGAGATCTATTTCTCTCAACTCTAGGAGCATCTATGGTAATTGCGCGTTCACTTTCCGAGTGTGTTGAATACATCGACACAGACACAACGTTCTACATTCGACCTTTGCGGCATCGAGTCATGCTCCGCATGCATCAACTGGATGAAGCAGAACAGGTAGAATTGTTGATCCGCGCAGGGTTGTCAGGTTGGAAGAACCTTCAACATGGCGGTGCATCTGTTGATGCTACACACGAGAAAGCGACCATCGGTGGTGTAGTAATTGACAATGCGTTGTCGTTAGAAAGTTTCGATGCACTGCCATTGCAAACGCTGACCAAACTCAGCCATGAAATCTTACGTGTGAATCAAGTCACTGAGGAACAAGCGGGAAACTAATGGTTGCCGTCGCCGTAGCGTTTGAAAACGACGGTGGTGGCTTTGAGCAGTCTTGTCATGTTTGCAAGACTAGCAGTGAGTTGCGGCACAAGTGGGGGTGTGAAGAACCGACAGTCGATCCTGTCTTCTTCATTTCCCCGTGCGTCTTGTGCCATGGAAAAGATGAGCAATGCAAGCGGTGCGAAGGGGACAACCGCGTGCCAATGTTTAGATGCCCTCGGCAGATCGCTACACCACATTTGACGGACATCGTTCAATTGGTGGTGTTGTGTGAAATGGGCGTTCTGCCAGACGTCGGGGGTTGGTCTGATCAAGCAACATCGTTTGTGCAAGCATATCCAATCGTGAGTAACGAGATTGCTAGGACACGCGCAAAAGCACAGGAGCAATCAATTCAACGTGCGAAACAACGCAAGAGGTCTTAGCTATGGCACAAACAGAAAAACGCGCATTAGGAATCGTTGCTAGCATTGAAGGCACGCTGAAGAAAGAACTCGGCGATGTTCGTAAAGAGATCGGCAAGACTACTAAAGCGATACAGAAGCAGAACAAAGACCTAGCCAAGTCATTTAAGAGTGTCAGTCGCGGTATCAAAGCATTGGTAGTCGGCTTCGTTGGGCTGCGTTCAGCACAAATATTGAGAAGCGTCACCGAAGTGACTGACCAAATTGGGAAGATGGCTGTCGCGTTGGGCCAGAATGTAGAAGAGGTCAGTGAGCTAGCATTCGCATTTGAATCAGCAGGCGGAAGCACTGATCAGTTCCGCAGCGTGATGACGAGTTTGTTGTCATCGCAACGCCAAGCAATAGCGGGAACGAAAACTGCAGTAGAAGCATTCGATGCATTCGGTATCAGCATCAATGACCTTCGTGATATGAAGCCGAGTGAGATACTAGAAGCACTAGCTGAAGGTATGGACGGCATCGCTGAAGGCACCGAGGCGACACTACAGTTGTCAGCGTTGTTCCCCGAGCAATATCGCAATGTATTGAACCTTGTGCGTGGAGGTGGGGACGAGTTCCGTGGTTCATTGCAAGCAGCACGGAAAGCAGGCGCAACTGTCACTAAAGAACAAGCAGAGCAAGCAGCGAAAGTCAACGATGCTTTCCAGCGCGTCGAGACGTCAGTGCAGTCAGTCCTTCGTACGATTGTCACGAAGTTCTCTCCGCAAGTCATCAAGGTGATGAACCGGATCAGCGAGCTTCTGGTAGAGAACAAAGGCTACTTTGTCGATGTCGCGAAAGTGATCAAAGACGTGGTTGTCACTTCTATTGATCTGTTGGCTACTGCGGTCATCGGGCTGATCGCTTTGATCGAGAAGATCCCTGGACTCGATCTGCAAGGAATAGATGCGTTGGTTGCGAAGCGCGGTGAGATCGAAGCAGAACTGCGAAAGCAATTCCGTATCAGTGACGCTACGCCGATGGAGGCGATGGGGCGAGAACAAGCAATCATGTTCGCTGGCGAAGCGGCGAAGCCAATGTTGGCGGCACTGGAAGCTCTAAACCGGGATATTGCTGCCGCGCAAGAAGCAACGTTGTCGGAACGGTTGCGAAGACTGAAGGACAGCTTCGCAGAGGAAGCCAAGGCAGTTACCGATGCGATCCGTGCAGGCGGCGAGAAGATTAACAAAGCCAAAGAAACCATTGCTTCTAACGGTCAGGTCTGGACAGACGTCAACAATACTTTTGTGCCTCCTACTGATGAGCAAACAGACAAGGCTTTGAACAACATCAAGAAGATCAAGAAGCAGAGTGAAGGTTTGTTCAACTTGAACTGGGATGCTGTCAAGGGTGGTTACAATGAAGGGTTGAAGGGCTTGGAGTTGCAGGTAAAGAACTTCTCTAACACTGTCGGCGGCATGTTGGCTAGTGGCGTCGAGACTACTATCAACAACCTAGCTAACGCGTTCGCGGGAATCATTGACGGAACGAAGTCTGCGAAAGAAGCATTCAAAGACTTTGGTCGCGCAACCTTGCAAGTCATCGGTCAAATCATAGCGAAGATGCTGGCATTGCAGGTCGCCAAGATGGTGATCGGCATGGACAAGGGTGGTGTTCTTCCGGGCGTTGAACACGGCAACTCTAGCCTTCCTGTCAAGTCATACGCTCAAGGTGGTGTTGCTACTTCACCACAACTAGCACTCTTCGGCGAAGGCAATCGAAATGAAGCATTCGTCCCGCTGCCGGACAATCGCAGTATCCCAGTCACATTCACTGGTGGTGGTTACAGTCAAGCACAGCAAGTCAACTTGAACGTCTATGCGTGGGATAGCAAAGATGCTGCTAGAGGTCTGATCGAGAACCGCGATGTGCTGCAAAGCATCTTCACACACCAAGCAGACCATCAAGTCAACATGCGCCAGACATTGCAGAGGGCGACACGATAATGGCAAACAACCGATTTGCATGGTCTGCACAGACGTTGCCGTTTACGACGTCAGGTGCCATGGGGTCAGGCTCGAATGATTCGTGGCAGATAGCTTCGTCGTTCGATATGAGCAAACTGACGCAAGGTTCATCGAAGCGTTTAGCCGTTTTGGTCAGTGGTTCTGTTGGCGACTTCAACAACTTTGGTGCGCCTCCTTCTACGGGTTTGCTAGAGGTGGCGTTGGGGTATAACAGTGGCCTGAAAGGTTTGACGCATCGGTTGACATTGCCACTCAACTCTTGCGTAGGTCTCTACCCGACAAGTGAACCTGGCGCATCTCATGGCTTTTCGTTCTTGATGGTGCAGCAAGCGTCACCGGCAATAACCGACCCTGACTTTACTGCAACCACTCCAACGAATAGCGGTAGCGATCTAGTCCTCTGGGCTAGAGCGATATGGAACGATGACCAGCCAAACTATGGCGTATCGTTTCAAGTGCGTGATGTGCAATGGTTGGTGCTTGACATGGACGTTCTCGAAGCCAAGGGATACGTGCGAGCTGTCGTAGCAACAGACGTCCAGCTAGAAAACAACTTCAATACCTACACGCTCGTCAATAGCGACAGCACAGCATTAGGTGCTGCCGGTCAAACTTGGATGCAGATGTCTAGCATCTATCAGCAGTATCGAGACATCCCTCCTGGCAACGTCAACACGCAATTGCGACCGTATTTCTCGACGGGCACCAACGATACAGCGGCTGGCAACGTAACCATCACGAATCACACGACTGAAGCCGAGCAAGGCATTGGGATCTACAGCACATCAGCATTGGCGAGTTCACGAGCAGCCAATCTTCGCATGTGCTCGTCGTCTATTGGCGTGCATGATGTGCTGACTGGCACGCATTACTCACAAGTCTTGGCGCAAGACCGTGGATTGCTTGCGTCAGCATTCGTAGACCGCACGTTGGTCAAGCGGTCGGTATTGTTGCAATTGCGAATTGATCTTCTTGAGCATTTCACTCGCAACACCACAGTCACATCATCTGTTTCTAATGTGGTATCCAGCAACAACACACCAAATGCCTACTACGGCATGACACTGAACAACAATCCCGGCACAGTCTTTGGCACGATCCCTATCATCATTGGTACTAGCGATGTGACTTCCAACGGTAGTTTCATCAGTCGCCAGATCCAGAACCGCTTACGCAGTTCGACAGGTGGGCTGCTCGCGGCACCGTTGGGTTACTACAAACTGTATCCCACCGAGAGGCACAGTCCTCACGTAGTCTACAGCACTAAGAATGTGCCCGGTATTGCCCACTCCTACGTTCTAGACCCTTTCGACAACGTTGGCAACGCTACACCAGGAGACGCATCACACCCGCAGTTCTTCATGTTCCACCCTATACTAGATGTCACAAATGTGCTGACACCACCGTGGAACGAGCAAGGCACAGTTCAATTGACGATTACCGCAGAAGGCCCATTAGTAGGAACGATGTCAGCGTTGCCAGTCTTGCCAGACATCGCGCAACCTATCAAGCTAGAAGGTGTGCAGCATGGTCAGGTACGTGGTGCGACAGGATATCAACGTTCTTGGCCGACTTGGATACGACCTCGTAGAGCATATGACTTGACATGGACTGCATTGAGCGCGACTGATGCATCGTCTGTAGAAACGTTCTTATCATTGAATGATTCATTCGCATACACACCACCGCATGGATCGGCTACACCAGTCGTGATCACGGGTGACGTCACAACGGTAATGCTGTCCGACGGACGCAAAACGCTTAGTGTTCCCGTCGTGCAGCTTTTGTGGACAGCGTAACATGCCCATCGTATTACCCAATTCGTTTGCTTCTCGTGAAGATGCCAACAGCAGTGAAGACTATGTATGGCTGGTTGAAGTCTTACTGAAGAAGAGTACGCGTGTCACTCCCACGTTGTTCACAGACAACATCGTGTTGCGCGTGTGTAGCGATGTAGAAGTCATCACTTGGCCTGTCAGTAACCCGACAGCGCAAACTTGGTCGCCTTTCAACTTCAACATCAGCCCGATCACAGGCAACAGCGAGGGCGACTTACCTTCTTTGCAATTGACGGTAGACAACACTGGCCGAGTCTTAATGCCTACGTTGCACGATGGTGATGCACTAGATGGCAACGCAGTCGTGATCTACTTGGTTCCACGGACTGCACTCGGCATTGCTTACCCATCGCATGAATATCAGAAATGGGAGTTTCAAATCGCTGGTGTGCAAGCAGACGATAATCAAGTCACCTTCAAGCTAGAGCGATCTAACTTCTTTTCAAAGATGTGCCCACAAGATCGCTTCGTAGCACGACGTTGTCGTTGGGCGTTCGGTTCAACGCAGTGTGGTTATGTCATCAACGCGACAGCGGCATACACGACTTGCGAAAAGACAGTCACTGCTTGCCGGGCTCGCGGTGCTGACCACTTAGCGCGTGGGTTGCCGGTATTGCACCCTGGTCGATACGGTGGTTTCCCAGGTATTCCAAAGCAACAATGACCCCTGAACAACAACGAAAGATCCGTGGCATGCGATACCGTATCGGCGGTCGCGGCCCGAACTCTATCGACTGTCTGGGAGTGGTGCTGCACGTGCTGCATCTTCGTGGGTGCGATGCATTAGATCCATGGAAGTGGTTGCTGCAAAGTTTCAAGGTCGGTCAAGTCGCTAGTGAAAGTGCTTTCGGTCCAGGTTGGCAACGTGTCTTCAACGAGCCGTTGTGCGACTTAGATGTGCTGCTGTATCACGAATCGCATAGTTGGGCAGCTATAGTTGACGAAGGCATTGTTTGGAGTGCTCATCCAGATGTCGGCGTGTGGTGCAAGCCTGTCCAGCGACTCGAAAAGCGTCCTCATGAAGTTTGGCAACGCAAGGTTCAGGAATGCTAACAGTACACGTTCGCAAAGGTTTGCTCGGTGAAGATGGCATAGCGACTAAAGAGTTGCCATGGCAAGCTGGAGTGACTGCACGCAGCATCGCCCTACATCTTCAAGATGCATTGCCTAGCTCAATCCCTATCGACGTAGCGGTCAATGGTGTTCTATTAGAAGAAGATTATGACGATCCGTTGCAAGACGGTGATGAAGTCATTTTGTGCCCTCATACTACAGCAGGAATTGAGTGGGCAGCATACCTAGCGTATGCGTTCGTCGTTGCGGTGGTCTCTGCTGGTGTCAACTTTGCGATTCAAGCACTGACACCGAAACCGAAAGCACCTGACGATAGTTTTGAGCGTGGTGACAATTCATCCGCTACTTATGCATGGGATGGCATCAAGACTAACTACGGTCAAGGGTGGACAGTTCCGGCAGTTTATGGTCGCCATGCAGTTGGCGGTCAAGTTATTGAAACCAACGTTCAAGGCATTGACTTCGGTGGGAATGCCAACACGAATGCGTGGCTCTCCAATCGGCTTCAAATACTGCTAGCTCTATCTGAAGGGCCGATCCACGCTGTCGGTGACTTAGAAGTCAGCGAAAATGATTTCTTAGGCAGTATCACCAACATCTACAACCCGACGAACCCTATCAGTCTGCCGAGCGACATATACATCAACGACACCTTGCTCGTCAATGATGGGCAACCGGAGCTGACTACATACCAGCCACAGTTCGGGGGCAACAATTGGCAGCCGGGAACGCCAGATATCAATGTCGCTGATGTCGTCTACTACTGGGACTACACAACGAACGCAGCCATCCCGACCACTGAACAGGTCGATGTCATCAGGGTTTTTGGAAACTCAGCGAACCCGGCAATCTTGATGTCAGCGAACTATCCAGCAGCCGTTGTGACTGCTCTGGCTGCTGGCAATGACGTTCGCATTCAGATCAACGGAAATGCTGCGAACCATCAACCACAACGGAAACTACTGAGCACGACAAGTGCCCTAGTCAATGAAGTCCGTGGCAGTGCTGGATGTCTGATGTACTTGCGAAGCGGCGAACTAGACCAGTCACCATTGCCACCAGGAGTGCCGAATGCTCAACAGTCTTACGCATGGGAAAACACGCAAAGCACTATCCGCGTTCAGCGTGAGCTAGTGACATTCGGCCAGACGGTTGAAATCAGTATCGCGAATGGAACTAACGTCATAGACAGTGTTCGGTTCATCGTCAGCTTTCCGGGAGGGTTGTTCAAGGTTGATCCGAACGGCAACACTTTGAGTTTCACGGTGCGATTCGTGATGAGATGGCGTTATGCAGGCGATGCTGTTTGGCAAGACTTAAACGGCGGTTCCTTAGCCTCCGCAACGGCAGCGAGTAGTCTACAGTTCAAGAAGCAGTTCGACGCATCATTCAACCAGGAAGTGACAGGCGACATTGAGCTACAAGTCGAACGAAGAAGTGGTTCGGGTGAAACTGGAACTTCTAGTCGTGCTGTCGTGCAAGATGTCGTTCTTAATTCGCCATATGAATTGAGCTATCCACGCGTCGCGACAATGGGTTTGATCCTGTCAGCGGGGGCGCGATTCAGTGGTGGGATGCCACAAATCCAGGCTCGAATAGACGGCATTAAAGTTCGTGTTTGGGATGAGACGAATGGTTGGTCGCCAAGATGTTGGGATGTGCCTGCATCCCCGTTTGATTGGCACACGTACGCACCCGGTAGGAACCCTGCTTGGATACTAGCCGACTTTATGCTGCAACCATGGGGGCTCGGCGATTACCTGACAGAAGATGATCTGGACCTTCCAAGTTTCGCTCGTTGGGCAGTCTGGTGTGACAGAGACCCGAATCCTAGTGACTTGTGGAATGAGGCCCAGTTGGTTTGTGACCTAGTCATTGACCAGCCGCGCCCAGCGTGGGAATGGGTTCAGACGATCTGTGCTGCTGGTCGTGCGACACCAGTCTATGTAGATGGCAAGATCAGCATCGTGTATCAGTACTCAGCAGCACACTCGCAAGGCAGCGTCAGCGTTCCAGCCAAAACATCAACGCAGTTGTTCACCAGTAACAACATACAAGACTGCTCTGTCAAATGGTTGTCGCGTGCTGACCGAGCAACAGCTTTCGTCTATCAGTTCCTGAACGAAGATGAAAACTACAAACAAGACGTCCTGACAATTGAAGATGCAGAGGGCACGCTGAACGACCCGACCGAACTTCACAAAGACAAGTGGCGTCCAGAGCAGCAGCAAGCCTACGGAGTCACACGTGCTAGTCAGTTGTTCAGAGATGGTGTGTTTCGCCACAGAATCAATCGACTCGTAACGCGCCGCATAGATTTCAAGACTGGTCGTTGGGCACTGGCTGCACAGATTGGCGACTACATTGATGTTGAGACTGAAGTCATGCGACCGTTTGATTCTACTGTCCCGACCAGTGGTGTTGTTCTCGTTGGTGGGACTAGTGTGGCTGCAATTACTGTCGATCACCCTTCGTTGCCAGCAGTCGGGCAAATCAAGTATCGCAATGCAGATGGCAACCCTGAACTGTTGACATGGGCTAGCAGTTCGTCAACCACCATCGAAGGCACTGTATGCTCTGTGTTGACATTCGGTGGTGGTGATGTAGCGACAGTTTCACCAGGAGCAACTTGCGTATTCGGTTTACCTAGTAAGTTGGTAGAGCAATACGAAGTAGTCGCTATCACGTTGAACGAAGACTTGTCGCGTAATGTGACGGCATTGCAAGTCGTGCCTGCTGTCCATGATGATATTGATCCTGATACATACACAGACGGTGCCTCAACGGGAAGTGCTGTCAATGCACAAAGTAGCACTGTTCAAGAACCAAAGATCGACGCGAGCCAAGTACGCATCCACCGACAAACGAATGGAGACCAGCGTATCAGTTGGCCGGGTGTTTCATTACTCGGAGGGGTGACCAAACGCGTCTACACGCGTGCAAGTGAAAGCGAAGGGTGGTCGTTGCTAGGCTCGACAGAACAAGATTACTTAGACATCAAGTCGATAGCCCCATCATCAACCTTGGAAATTGCTGTCACTCAAGACTCGTTTGATGGTGAATCAAAGCAACCAGATAGTGGCAGTGTCGTTTCAATCGTTGGTGTTGACTTCTGCGACGTTATAGTTCCAGCAGTCGGTGGTGTCGAAGTCAGCAACCGCAGTGACTTGCAGTGGTCACCAGTCACGACCGACTTGGCAGAAGAATACGAAGTGCGTGAAGGTGAATCATGGGTTGGGGCTCGTGTCTTGTATCGCGGCACAGACCCACGAGTGACATGGGCGATCCCGCCATTAGCTGCCACCATGCATGTCTGCGTAGAGAATGAAGATGGTAGTCAAGGTCAACCGACTAAGGTAACTGTTCATGCAGCCGACGCTGCTTGGATACCAGATGGAAGCTCGACATTCATTGACACTAATGTTGTTCAAGATGCTACTGGAACGTTCACCAATACCGAAATCAAGAGCAGTAGCTATATCCAATTGATTGATGGCAAGTTCCAAGGCACATACACTTCACCAACTTTAGCACCAGGGTTCAAAGGAACGTATCTTTGGCGAGTGGAAATAGACGCACGTGAGTTGGATGGCGTCTTGGTAGAAGATGTGCTTGACCGCTTAGGTAGTGGTGAATTGAACTGGCGTTGTGTTGATGCTCGTGAAGCGTCGCGATACCAAATCGGCGTAGACTTCACGCGTGATGTCGATGATGCGACCGACAAAGTAGACTCATACAAAGATGAGAATGCTGCTGGGTATATCGGCGCAGCAGGACACCACACTCGCGCTCGCATTGAAGGTCGCTTCAACGATGGCGATGCTTGGTCAGCTTGGGAAGTGTGGACCGATCAATACCGAAATGCAGAGCAAGCACAGGTACGCGTTGTGCTTGATCGAGAAACATTGCAGCATGAGTTGCAACTTCACAAATTGCGTATCACAGCACAACTCTAGGATATAGAAATGGCCCAATCATTCGACTTGCCAGTCGGCACAGACCGACTCAATATTGCGATCAAGACCAAGATTGCTGATTCGCTAGAAGCATTGCGAACCCTGCATAGCGGGACCAGCGCACCGACTAGCACTATCGCATCTATGTTGTGGATGGACACGAGTGCCACCCCACCGATCTTGAAAGTTCGTGACACGAGCAATGCTGCTTGGATCAACGTCATGTCTATCGGCGCAGCACCGACTCGTCGATTGTCTGGTTCGCCAATAGCGAGTTTGTCTGGCACTAGTAGCATCTGGCTCGGACCAGTCACATATGCTTGCACTGCTGTTCGTTTACTCGTCTTCGGTGAAACTGCGAGTACTAGTAGCAGTGGGAATGAATGGCAGTTCCAGGTGAAGAAGTATCCGCATGCTTCTCCAGGTTCACCAGTCGACCTAATCAACGGCACAGTCGGCACTCAT